AGGTAAGTTAATACCGCAAGAGGAAATTAAAAGAGTAATTTTTGATTTGAAACTCTATGGTAACTCAGCATTTCAGGTTTATTGGAACGATGAGCACACTAAAGTAATTAAATTTTACCATGTTCCAGTTCAAAACCTACGTGCTGAAAAGATATACGATAACCCAAAGATAGAAAACTATTACTATTGTACTGATTGGGAGGACCAAAGAGCACAAAAGAGTAAAAAGAAGATTCCTGCGTTTGGTACATCTAATGAGAAGTTAGAAATCCTTTATATTAAAAATTATTCACCAGGAAAATATTATTATTCAACTCCTGATTGGATGAGTGCATTACAATTCTCTTATGTTGAAGCTGAGTTATCAAACTTACACTTAAATAACATTGAGAATGGTTTCATGCCATTGGTAATGATTAATATGAACAATGGTATCCCTGCTCCTGAAGAAAGACAAACAATTGAATCAATGATTGAGCAGAAGTTTACAGGAACACGTAATGCAGGTAGATTTATGATATCATTTAACGATGATGCTGATAGGAGACCTACTTTAGATGTAATTAACATTGATAATTTGCACGATAAGTACAAATACGTTGCTGAATATGCGCAAGATAGAATCCTAGTTGGACATAGAGTAACTTCACCACTTTTATTTGGTATTCGTACACAAGCGAATGGTTTTAGTTCTCAATCAGAGGAAATGAAAACCGCTTACTCTATTTTACAAACGATGACAATCAATCCGTTCCAAAATTTAGTTATTAACTTCTTAGATACCGCATTAACAATGGGTGGTTATGAATCTACTGAATTATATTTTGAACAATTAACACCATTAGCAATCTTATCTGAAACTGCGGAAGAAACAGGACAAACAACTGAGCAAGTGCAGGATGATATCAATGAAGAAGGTGAAAACCCAGCAGCAGTAGAAGATGAGGGTGCAGTTGATACGAATATAGAAGAAGAAACACTAATGCATTACTCAAAAAGTAATCCAAATTTCTCTAAAAACTTTGAAACATATAAATTATAACAAATGAGCTACGCACTTTTTATAACAAGAAACGATATTATCAAAAACTCACCATTACAGGGAGCGATTGATGCAGATAGGTTACTACCATTTGTTCGTACTGCGCAAGATAAATACATGCTAAACCTATTGGGTACGGTATTGTTTTATTATTTGCAGGGACACATTGAAGCAGGGACCGTACCAACACTAAGTGTTTATTATCAGGACCTAATCAATGACCACATTAAACCAACACTAATTTGGTATTCATGCGTTGAGTATGTTCCATTTAGTTCGGTTCAATTTAAGAGTGAGGGTGCAGTTAAACATCAAAGTGAACAATCAATATCTCCAGGTAAAAATGAGATTGATTACCTATTACAAAAGTGTTTGAACTCTGCTGATTTTTACGCAACACGTTTGCAGAATTATTTAGTAGCATACTCTAACCAAATACCACAATACCTTGAAAGTGTTGGTAACTTAACACAGGTTTACCCTGATTTTACTAACCAATATTTCGGAGGTATCCAATTATAATAATATGGGAAACGTAGTAAATAAATTAGGAACTAACTATACATTGTATTACAATGTTTTAGATTATTTTCAAACAATAATGAGTAATCACCCAGCTATCCAAACGGTTACACAGGGTGATATATTTGAAATTGATGATAGAGAATTCCCTGCGTACCCATTAGGAAATATCCTTATTACAAATGCAGTATTCAGAGATTCGCAAACGGTATATACATGCCAACTTACAATTGCTGATAAAATTAAATTAAAAAACAATGAAAGCACTGGTGTACATAATAAACAAACTATCCCATTCTACGGAACTGATGATGTGGTTGATATACATGCTAACACTCTTGCTATTATTAACGATTTAACATCATACACACAATTCGCAGTTGATAACTTTGAGATTGATGGTGATATAAGTTCAGAAGCATTCAAAGACCGTTTTGATAATGGTTTGGGTGGATGGAGTGCTACATTTGATTTAATTACTCACAACGATAGACCTAGATGCATCTACGATTTATTAACTTAATATGAAAGTTAAAGAACTTAAACAGGTAGTAAATGTTTTCAAAGAGTTATCTCAACTTTACATTATAAAGAGGGATAAACCTGCTTATAAAACAGGAAACTTATATAAAAGGGTAGGTTCTTATAACAATATTAGTAATATGGTTACCCAACGCCCTTCGCGTGGGAAGAATAAGTTGAAATTAGATATAGATGATATCAATATATCCCTCTCATTTGCTCCTCCGGGCGCATTGTATGGGTTTTTTGTGCATGGCGGTACAAAGTATATGGATGCACGCCCATTTGCGCAGGAAGCTGCCAATGATAGAAGATTTAAGACCGTTGTTGATAAAGCAATGAAAGGTGTGGTGAGGGATAACGTAATTCCTGATATTCGTAAACGCATAGATAAAGCGTTTAAGAAGTTCAAACCGAAATAAAATACCATCCGATACAAAATCGGTTTTTTGGGTTAAATAATAAAAAGAACATGTCATTAAGCATAACTCAATATCCAGCAACCTGCTCTTTAGCACAATCACCTATGGTGTTTACTGTGTTTGAGAACACTAACGTTGTTTATAGTTCATCATTTCAATATTATGCAGATTTGTATTATTGGGAAGGTGCTCCAAATCAATCAGGTTCCGCAGGTGATTATACATTAACAAAGTATCCTAATACCAGTTTGGTTGGAATGTTTGATGTAAGTAGAATCATAAATTCAACACTAACTAATTTAGCATTTGATGATACATCAAACGTAAAATATTATAAGTGCAATTTTTATTGGGAATTTACAAACGATGAAAACGTAATTATATCATCATCTAAAGTTTCTACTCCAACTTATAAAGCATTGGATGGATATGGTATATTTCAGGAACCAATAAATCAACAAATTTATAACAAAACATCTTACTGGCCGATAATGAGTGATGGTCCTGTAACACAATCGTTTTTAACGGATACGTTAGGTTGGATGTCAGTTTATACAGGTAATGCTGGTACAACACAACCTACAAAATTAGTTTATTCAGGTTCATTGGGTAATGCAAATTATGCATTAACTAGTAGCCTATCATCTTCAGGACAAATAGTTTATTTTCCAATAGGAACTGGTTGTGATGATTTTCCTTTGAATGCAAATAGTGAATGGTTTAGTGTACAGGCATTTAATGGTAATACTCCATTAGGTGCATCAATACTATTTGAAAAAGAGTGTATTCAAAAGTACCCTAACGTTAGAATTAAGTGGAAAAATAGATACGGACAATTTGATTACCTAAATTTCTTTTTAGTTAATCGTCAGGGATTCTCATCAACTAAGAGAACCTATCAACCTCAGCTGGGTACATGGCAAGGTTCAACATTAAGTTATCAGGATTACAATAGTTCAACATTAAATTACCTTTCAGATAGTAAACAAACCCTAAGTGTAAACACACCATATATTAGTGAGGATTATAATGAGATATGGAAACAACTTATGGTTTCCGATGAAATCTATTGGGTTTATGGTGAGGAAGCTATTAGTGGAGCATTTAATAATGGATTTAGTAGTGGGTTTGCATCAAGTGTAACAACAACTGAAGTAGTTAGACCTATCACTATTAGAACTGATAGTATTGTATTCAAAACAGGTGTAAACGATAAGTTAATACAATATCAATTTGATTTTGATTGGGGACAATCATATAAATTAATAATATAATGGGTATAACAACTACGCAAGGTTTCGTATTTAAGTTAGTTGCAAATGGAGAAATTTTAGATTTATTTGCAGATGAGGAAATTAAGTTATCAGATAACGTTACTGGTTTGTTTGATTTGGGTGTATTACCAACCGATTTTACACGACAAATTAATCTACCTGGAACTAAAAAGAATAATGCATTCTTTGAACACGTTTATGATATCAGCGTTCTTAACCCTGATACATTTGCTACAAACATTAAAGTTCCATGTTATTTGGATTTTGATGGATTGTATTTAGCACAGGGTTATCTACAACTTAATCAGGTAAACGTTTATGCAAACAAATTTATTGATTCATACGTTGTATCCGTATATGGTGCATTATCTTCATTTGGTATTCA